CGTATGACATATTTATCCTTTAGTAGCCATATTTATCACCAACTCCAATTGCTATCCCATAAGTGAAAACGTCAAGCAAATCGTCTGCTCTTTTGTGCGCATCTTTATCGCCAATCCTAAAGCCTGTGACCTGAGTAATCAAGTGATTTCTGCTTGCGCCTTTAAAATTAACGACCTTATCGAACGCATAATCGCTTATTTTAATCTTTTCTTGGTGAAAATGACCAGAAACGCTAATTGCACGTTCATCTTTTCCAACTGAAGTGAGTTTACTATCTATTGCATGAGTATTCCATCCCCTGATGCGACCCTGCTGAAGTAGTATTGAACCTGCCGCCGCATCCTCAATAAAACTGCCAACTACACCTAGCTTGCAACTGGTTGCCTTGGACAATTCTTCTAATCTGCTGAAAACGCTTGGCATCCAATTTTCAAGCATCGCACCGTCAATTTGCACAATATCCCAGTCAAGTATTACAAGGGGATGACCATAATACTTATTCATTGCGATATAAATAATTGCAGTTCCATCGTGTTCCTTGCCTGATTTCACCGCAGTATCAATCACCGCATAAACACCATCGCATTTTTGGGGGTAGGTTACTGGCTTGCCATCCACAAGCATTTTGTCCATCGAGAAAAACGCAACTCCTGACCAATCTACGAATTCGGCTAAAAATTCCTGCTTAAATACCAGGGGATGATTGACCAGGCGTTCTTTTTCAAGTTCATCTGCGGGTACATAAGGATTGGTACTGGTTGGGGCATGAAACTCCGTAAAACCCATTTCTGGATTGTTGCAAGCCTCATAAAAGAAGTTTTCGGCATCTATACCGTTGGGCGTACTAAATACCCATGAAGTGCCTTTAGTGGTCAACATTGTGGGTTTAATCGACTTGCGCCAAATATCGAGCATTTGGGGTGACTTCGTAAACGCCGCCTCATCCACCAAAGTTTTGTTATATTCCCGCCCTCGACCTGCTAATTCATTGTCGTTCAGTATCCAAAAATCAACTTTGCCTTGTTTTCCGTTGGCTGACCTAACCTTAATTGTTCCCTCACTCCTGGAGGACGAAATAATAATAGGTTGCAGAATTTCCTTAATATGATCCCAAGGTTCTTGCAATTGCCTGTACTCAGGGGCAAATATTCCTACCGATTCGCCAAACGCCGCCGAATTGCAAGCAATGGTTTCCAGTAGCTTAGTCTTTCCCCATCGCCGACCGCACCTGACAATATTCGCCCTGGTACGTTGTTTAAATATATCGACCTGACCGCTATGCAGGGTTGGTAGTATTATTTTCACAAAGGTAATCCACCTTCGATCAGCAGGTCGTTATCAACTTCGATTTTGGCTTTGGCTGACTTGCTAACTTCATTGCCCAGGAACGCAAAATTGTTTGTGACGTTTCCTAATACTTGTAATTGCTTGAGCATATCAACGTCAACACCTGTTTCACTTTTTAGGTGCTTAACGCCTTCCCTGGATATTTTGGACAACTCAAGGGCTACGATTAGATTATTGTTTGCAGTCTCACTCAGCTTGCTTTTAACGCTTGTCAGAGTGTTTGCAAGTTCAAGGGCTATCCTTTGGTCATCTTCGGGCAATCCTGTTGACTTGAGGGCTTCTATGACCGTTATTGAAGCATCCTGAATGGCTTCCTTAATGGTTTTTTGTTCCGAGTTCGGAGTTTCGGACTGCTTCGGAGTTTTATTTTGTCCTAAATATATCCGAATGGTTTTTTCGTTAACACCATACATCTTGGCAAGCGAGTTAACAGATTCCCCAAGGACAATGTGCCTTCTTTTAATTTCTTCCCATTGTTCGGGTGATAGCTTGCTTTTTCTGCCCATAATATTATTGTGTTACTGGTTCTTTGTAGGTGTACAAGAATACTGTTTTGCGACCGTTTGGGTTGGTATTCTTAACGACTTCCCTTGTTACCCTTTCCTTGCGTAGCAGGTAGTTGAGTGCCATGCTTACGTCCTGTGATCTTAACGCTTCGCTACCATCCCTGATTTCTGCAAGGGTTTTCTTGCCAGGGTTTGTTAATAAGAACTTTTCTACCTTTTGAACTGCGTTGAATGATGCCATTGGATACCCCCTAATATATTATTTTTAAATAATATCATACTTCTGAAATAGCTTTTTGATGGTGTTATTAAGAACTATTAGTTCATCAAGTTTCTTTACGTTCCAGATGCGCCTTTGTCCATGTATGCCGTTAAAACCGCCCTGGTGACAATCGGCGCAAAGGGGTATGCAGGTATGGTGTAGCCCCTGTTTGATGTGGTGTGCGGACGATGGCGGGGGTGCTTCGCATACTCCGCAGGGTAATTGTTTCACATGAAACAAATAATCCCTGTCCGCTTGGGTTAGCTTGGAGTTCATTGGTGCGCCCTGTCTTGAATTCTGTTTGTGGCTTCTTCGGTTCGCCAAATCTCAACCTTCAGGCTTGCGGCGGTCATTTGCCACTTTAGAGTTTCTTCGGTTTCTATGGCTTCGGCAAGCCCTTTTAGCAGTTTTTCGTATTCAGGGTCTGCGTATGCTTCACGTTCTTGGGCGTTGGCGGCTTCAATCCCTTTTAAAAGCGCATCTTTCATCAGTAATGCTTTTTTGGATTTTCTGAATTCTTCCAAAAATACCCTGTTTGACTTGGCTTTACCAAATGCGGCGGCGTTGTCCCTAATGAAATCAACGGCTTTATGGGGTGCTTCACTCATTCTTGTCCCCTTGCTCGAATAAGTGATGCAACCTGAGAACCCCAAAACAAATTTGTGTCGTTTTCAGTAAAAAACTTTGCACATTCCTCACGTTCTTTTTCTGCTATCAGTTTTGCAAATGCTTCAATATGTTCCTCATATCCAATAAAACTTATTATTGGTGGTGAACAATGAAGCTCATTAATTGAAAACCCTGCCTCAACAGCCATTTTAAATATTTCTTCTTTAGTCATTTAAATTCCTAAAATGTCCATTTCTTACGTTCCAAAGTACAAAGCACCAAGCATAATTAGTATTAGTGTCTCCATCCATGTATTTTTTGACATTGCTCTCCACCTCCGCCCAGTCAACTGAAACCAATCCGTTTTTATCTATCTTCGCTACTGGACTATCGCTAACTTCATGGAATTTATAGTTCATTTAATTTCCTTTATTACATTTAAAACTCTGAGTGCGGCATCAACTGAATCAACTGCGCAATAAATACCTCCCCGCCAACTTTCAAAAAATTCACATTGATTTTTGTTTAATCCTTTTTTACCGTAATTATTTTTTGGATTTTTAATTTCCATCAAAATTGTTTGGTTACGGAATCCAACCAATAAATCGCATGGTTCATCCATTGGATAAACACTTGCTCCAACTTGTCTGAGTGCTTTAATAATATCTGGCTCATTTTCGTCCCGCCTAGCCGCCCTGCGCATTAATCAAACACCATTTGGTCAATACTGTATCTGTATTGAGCATATTTGAATAACCATTCCCAACTTGTTTGCTCATTACCTTCAATAAATTCATTTTCAGCAAGAAACAAATAATAGTTCATCATCATCTTCTGAGAAATGTACTCTGATGGCGTTGATAATACTTTCATAATTCCCCCAATTGGTTTTTAAGTTCCATTGCAATGTACGGCATAAACGTCCCAACTTCTGGATGCGCAATTGTTTTGAATATCTTGAATTCTTCTTCAGTCACGATTTTTATGCAATGTTCTAATACTTCTTTTGCTAGTCTTTCAGAATATTCCATAAACCATTCGTCAACTGACATGGTTATAGTTTGCGTTTTTTTAGACATATCAGCATTGATATGTACTATTTTTTTGCGTATTTCATCATTCATTTTTTAACTCTTTCATTCGTTTAGCTACTTTCTGACCAAAACCAGGGAATAACTTTTCAACTTCCCTGACCGCGCGCCTTGCTTCATCAATCCAACCCTTTGAATTTGCCAATTGAGCATAAAACTGTAATAGTTCATCCTCAAATTCATTCCATGTTTTATTTTTTAAACCATTCATTATGAAAATAATAATTCTTGAGTTTGTACATTTCCACCAGAATCATATTTTTTAGAATTTCCTTTTGGATACGGTAATATTGAATAATTTAATTTTTTTAAAAATAATTTTTTGTCTGTTTTATTTCCATGAAAATAAATATATCTATGTTTAGCACTTCTAAATTGTCTAATTGATGTATCAGTAGCATGACGACTGTGTTTACCTTCACCTGCACTCATATCCGTTCTTTCTTTAGTAGTTCCTGTGAATAGAAAATTTGTAGCTTGATAAACACAACCAATATGTCCTTGCGCAGTATCAGCATAAGAAACAATTATTAATGGTTTGGGCAACATATTTATAGAATTAGCTATTAAAAAACTTGATTGATTGGGTTTGTTATTTAAAAGGCAAAGTCTATTTAATTCAATTACAAATTCTTTGTATTCTTTTCCGCAAATACCTTCGCAAAGATTGTTAGAAGCAGGAATACCATAGGTAACAATACCAACTAATTCTGATTCATCATAAAGACCAAAAGCATAACTTATTGAAGGCAATCTTTTAGAGTAATGTTTTTTTAATATCCAAGGATAAGTTTCTTCAGATTTAATTGGTAAAACCTTCATTCAATAATCCTAAATGCTTCTTTAGCAAATTTTAAGCTGATAGGTCTGACTTTATAACCCATCTGATATTTTTGAAGTATCAATCGTGCCCAATCCCTGCCGTCATTAATTGGGTTTTCCAACTTCATGTAAATATTTTCGTATCCACTATGCGTATCCCTGTTCCATT